TAAAGAAACTATAATTTTAAATCTTTTTTCTAAAGGATAGGGATCATTTTCTATTATGTAATATGGATCATTAGAAAATTGATAAGTAAATGGAGAAGATCCCAAAGCATTTAATTCCCCTATAACTCTTTCTAAATAAGTATCATCTGGATAACCATAAGTACCCATTAATGTTGTTTTTTTATGAATTCGACCATGTCTTGGTATAGTACTATACTTAGAAAAAGCAAATAAATTTCCTTTTTTAAAAGCATCTTTCATTAAACATAATACAATACGTCCATCTTCAGTATTGGGTAAATAGAAATAATATCCACTATAAGACAATAGAAAATAAAATTCCGGATATATATATATTCCATTTTTTTTATAACATGGAATATTATTTGTATTATTTATTTTAGAAATATATAAAGTACCTGATTTTTGTGGAAAAAAATCAATATTATCATAATTATAGAGTACTAAATTTCCAAATATATAATCAGATGGAGATTTGAATCCAATATTTTGTTTTCCACACCAAATTGTTTTATTATTTTGTATATATTCATTAAATATATTTTTTTCTAATAATTCTCCAGTGTCTTTTAATTGAACAAATTCAGATTCCGGTAACCATTGAAAATTGATTACATCTAAATATAAATTATCGGTTGGATTATAATATTGAGATCTTTTTTTAGGACTTAATCTATCTATTTTTATATCTTTTTCTATAAAATTATGTTCAGCTTCTTTTTTTGATATCGGTAATCCTAAATGATAATTAAGAATAGGTATATCTTTTAAAATATGAAAAGGAAAATAATAAGATATAATATTTTCTATATTTATTTTATTTTCATCTTTAATATCATTTTTAAATAATAAAATTAATTCATTTATAGATAACTTTTTTAATTTATTTATAAATTTTGGAATAAATAAAGAATTCATTTCATTATGAACAATTTTTCTATTTATATTATTATTTGATAATTTACAAATTTTTATATATTCATTTATATTTTGTGAATATTTTGTGCTATATTTTTTAATATCTATATTCATTTAATATTTTTTATTCATATTAAATATAATTATTTTTTTAATATAAAAATACCATTTGATAAATTAGTATCATCAAATGATTTAATTTGAATATTATTAGATGTGTATGCGTCTATAAAAATTTTACTAGAAGTTATACAATTTAATAATAAATTTATATATTCTAATTTATTGATAGAAAAATGATTAAAAATGGAAGGTTTTCTACTTTTTAATGCATGAGAAATTACTGATAAAACTTGACAATTTTCTTTAGAATTATTATTAGGTCCATCAATATGATCATAATCAAATGGTAATATATTTTCATGTAATTGAAAATCAAAAATCATATCTCTACAAATTTGATTTTGTAATACTTTTAATTTAGTATCCATTGTAAAATGTTTTCTCTTTATTTGTTTATTTTCCTTTAATAACTGAATTTTATGATCATCTTTTACTGAATTTTTTTGATTTAAAGAATCATTAGGATTTAAAGAATCATTAGGATTTAAAGAATCATTAGGATTTAAAGAATCATTAGGAATTAAAGAATCATTAGAAATTAAAGACTCATTAGAAATTAAAGAATCATTAGGATTTAAAGAATCATTAGGAATTAAAGAATCATTAGGATTTAAAGAATCATTAGAAATTAAAGAATCATTAGGATTTAAAGAATCATTAGGAATTAAAGAATCATTAGGAATTAAAGAATCATTAGGATTTAAAGAATCATTAGGAATTAAAGAATCATTAGAAATTAAAGAGGGTAAAGAAAGATTGTGAAAAGATAATTTATCAATTTTTTTAATTAAATCTTTTTCATGAAAGGATTGTAAATATTCTAAAGTGTATTTTAAATCATTATCAATGGGATTAGCTTTTTTATTAAAAGTGATACCAATTAAAGGAAAAATAAATTTAGAATGAATGATTAATTCATGTTTAATAAAATTAGATAAAATATCATATCTTGGATTTTTAAATGATAAATTTTTACCAATAATTCTATTTTTATATAAAATATCAACAGATCCATTAGAGATATTTAAATGATCATTAAATATATTATTATTACCATAATAACAACTTCTAAATTCAATATCTTCTATATAAGTCATATTGATTAAAATACGATGATTAATATCAGAACATCGTAAATGATTATTACCATTTTTTCTTTTTTCAATAAAATCAATAATTTCAATGGTATTATTAGAGGAAAATTTAGATAAAAAGAAATTATAAAAATGAGCTTGATCTTTGTATATATGAATTTTACTGGATAAAAAAAGAGTTGGATTATTAAAAGGGAAATGAAAATTATCAATCAAATTTTTAGAATTAATAATTTTAATTTCATTGGTGGAATGATTGAAATAACCTTTAATAAAAATTTGAATATTATCTTTAATAAAATAATGATACATATAAGATAATTCAGAATAAAGAAATTCAGATAAAGAAATGGAAGATCTTTGAAATTGTAATAATTCATAACATAAATTTTCAATTAGAAAGGTAGTTCCAAAAGGAAAAGGATGATAAGATTCATAATATTCTTTAGAGATGGATTGAATAATAGGAGACCATTGATCTTTATCCATCATTGATTCCCAATCAGCAATTGCTTCCCAATAATTAGAATCCTGATCCATAGTTAAAATTCTAAGAGTATTACCTAAATTAACAGAAGCACATTTAAATCCTGTACCAAATTCGCCTATATCATTTATTAATCTTTCTCTATCAAAAGTCCAAGAGAAAATGTGTAATAATTTATTTTTCGAAATACCAAAAGGATTATTATCAGAAATTAAAATTTTAATAACTTTTCTCGAATAATGATCCATTTTTTCTTTAATTTCAATTTGAATATCAGTTGCTTTAATATCAAAAGCATTATCTATAAATTCCATGATACAAGTTATAAAATCATATTGAGAATGACGTGCTTTTTTAATTTCACCTTTTAAAGATGGTTTACAATCCATATTTTTATAGAAAAAATACAATTATTAAATTAATTTTTATTGCTGTATGATAAAAAATGTATGATAATAATTATTATTCAAATCAATATAGATTTATATATTATATAAATTTACATAATAAAAGTAAAATCGAAAAATATTGTTATATAAAAGATATAGAAAAAGAAGATACATATTATTTAGAATTAAAAAATAAGAATGAAAATAGATATGCAAAGGATTTATTAAAATATATATATGAAAATAATTTACATATAAAATATCCAAATATGTGTATAAAATATTTACCAAAAGATAGAGTGGAGTTATTTGAAGAAACAGATGCACCAACATTGATAAAGAGTAGAATAATATCAAAAGATTTCAAAAATTCTATATTAGTAAAGATGAATATAAATCATCATTATAATATATTACATATACCAAAGATAGATATACCGTTTGAAGAAAAAAGAAATGAATGTATATGGAGAGGAGCAACAACTGGATATGGATTTGAAAATAATATACCATATAGACCATTTTCAAGAGAAATATTAGTCAAAAAATATATAAATCATCCAAAAATAAATGTTGGAATAACAAAATTAGTACAGAATGCAAAAAATAAAGAGAAAATATATAAAAAATATATGAAATCAAATTTATCAATAGAAGAAATGTTAAAATATAAATATATAATATCAATAGAGGGAAATGATGTTGCAACAAATTTAAAATGGATAATGTATTCAAATTCAATAGTATTTATGCCAAAACCATTTATAGAGAGTTGGATAATGGAATCTCATTTAATACCATATTATCATTATATACCAATAAAAAATGATTTTTCAGATATAGAAGATCAAATAAAATGGTGTAATGATAATCCTAATAAATGTAAAGAAATAAGTTTAAATGCGAAAAAATATATATCAATGTTTTTAGATGAAAAGAATGAATCAATATTAATGAATAAAATATTAGAATATTATTTAAATAATTTTCATTTTATTTAGAATCAATGAATAAATAAGAATTATCTGATAATAATTTTCTTAAAATTTTACATAAAGAATTTTTATCTTTATCATAATATTCAAAATTTAACATTATAAAGATTAATTGTTCCCAAGTTATATGTTTTTTAGGATCATTATCATTTACTAAATTAATAAATTTATCTAAAATAGGAATAGATTGTTTAGCAATAGATAATAATTTTTTCATATCTTTTTTATCTAAAGTTTTCTTTTTAGCTTCTAAATCTTGATGACAATAATTAGGATCTAATTTAAAAAGATAAAATAATAATTGAACAAAATCATGAGATTTACATTCTTTACCTGAAGTATTGGTTTTTTTATATAATAATTTAGATTTATCACTAATATCTCTTAATTTAAATTTATTACGACTAATGATACCATAAAATCCAAAAGGATTATGATCAATAAAATGAAAAGAATTAAAGGAAGATTTAGAAGAAGATTTAGAAGAAGATTTAGAAGAAGAATCATAATGAATAAACCAATTATTGTCTTTAAAAATCCATTGATTTTTATTAATATCTTCAAATACAAAAGAGGAAGAATTAAAATTCATGACAGAAAATAAAATCCATTTAGAAAAATTAGTTTGTGTAATAATTAATTGTTTTAAAAATTCTAATTGATATTTTATAGTCATATAATTATTAATTAATTTTTTAGCTTCTAAAATGTTTGATTTTTTATATAAAATTTGAAGTTTTGAACATATTTTTTGAAATTGATTATCTAAATTTTTATTAAATATTTTTGATAAACTTGTATTTAAATCTATTATAGAGGATATAAAAATAGGTTTAAAAGAATAGGAAATAATCCAAAGTTGAGAAGAATCTTTATTAGCGAATCTAATTCTGGAATTAATTAGATAAAAAATATCATTACATTGATTAAGAAAGAGAGATCTACCATCATAAAAAGGAATAGAAATAGGTTTATCAATAATGAGTGCTAAAGTATCAATAATTAATTTAAGAGTAAAATGTTTTGAAGAAGAAAGATGAATAATTTGTTGAAAGGATAGAGATACCTGATTAAAAAATAAAGATTGAATAAAAGGAATAGATGTATGAAATTCTTCTTCAATATAGAATAAATTATAAGTAGAATAATCAATATTATTTTTAATAAAAGAAGGATTAATATCAATACAATCATAATTACAAGATTGATACATACATTCAGGTTTAAAATTATAGAGAGAAGATTTTTGATTTCTCCATTTATTAAGAAAACAATCAAAAGCTGATTGTAAAAGAGTATATTCTAATAATTTAATATTACGATCTTTTAATTCAGAACGATAATATTGAAAAAAATCAATAGAATAATTTAAAGATGTTAATTGGATATCAGTACAAGGTTTTAATTTGGAATCAGAAAATTCTATATTAAATTTGGGACTGGATGATATTGTAAATAAGGATTTATTAGAAATTAATTTAGAATTGGATAGAGGTAAACTACAATGATAATAAATTTTAATTTTAGTATTTAAATCCATTCCTAAATGACTGGTTGCTCTGATACCTCTACCAATAGCTTGATTCATTTTACCAAAATTCCAATCAGGACTAGCAATATGAATATGTTCAATTTGTTTTAAAGAAATACCTTCTCTAGTCTTATCAGTGCCAAAAACTAATTGAATTAATTGACCATTTTTATTTAAATGAATATCATTAAAGGTTTCAATGATTTTAGGGATATTTGATTTTTGAATAGTTTCATGTAAAAAAACGAGACGAGGGATATTTTCATTGGATTTTTGTTTTAAATTTGAAAAATTATTAAAAATACGATATCCAAAAAATTGATTTAATAATTGAATACATAAAATAATTCCAGACCCATTGATTTTATCACAATAAATATAATGTTTATCTTTATTATTTAAAAGAATAAGAGAAATAATGGAATGATATATACAAGAGAATTGTTTAATACAATTTAAATTATGATTAAGATCTTTAATATCTTTAGATGTATAATCATTTCTACTTTTAGATTTAAATTCGATTAATTTAGATTCTTGAATAAATTGAGGAGTAAATCTATTATTTTTAAAATATTTTGAAATAGAATCTTTGATACCAAAAGATAAATCAGGAAAAACAAATAAACTGGCTTGTTGACAGTTATTATAGAAACCTACATCTTTACCGGAAGTATGATCTAAAGTATAAGCATTTATATATCCAGTCATTTGTGTTTTTTCCATACAAGAAGTAAATAATCTATAATGATTCATAGGAGATAAAATTAATCCTGGATGAACAATAGGAAATGGAATATTTTGTTTTACAAAAGAAATATAACCTTTAATTTTGGTAATGAATACATTTCTAATTTGATCTGATTTCCAACTATATAAAGAGATACCACTTGATGTATCTTTTAAATTAAAAAAATCATTTACAAAAGAACTTAAATTAAATCTATTTTTAGGTTTTAAAACAATATTAAGAAGAGGTGCAATTTCATCTGGAGAATTTCTCATGGGAGTAGCAGTCATTACTAATAATTTTTTAAAAGATAAATGATCTAAAAATTTTACAATTTCTGAATAGACATCTAAAGGTTGAGTAGTAGTAGTAGTAGCTTTTAAATCAATTTCCAAGGTATTAGAAGTTAAATGATGAACTTCATCTAAAATAATTAATTGATTATTCCAAAATTCATAGGATTTTTTATTAGATTTAGAAAATTGAGAAGCAAATCGATAATAAGTAATAAATTCAAATCCACATTCTTTTAATATAGAATTTCTTAAAAAAATTTCATCAATAGATAATTTTTTTTGATTTTTTAATTTTTCTTTAATAATTATACTTAAATTAAATATTTCATTTTTAAAATTTTCTAATAATGTATCATTATTACTTATATATAGACATTTTAAATTAGGATTAAATAATTTTAAACGATCAAAACAAGCACAAGCCACCCCACTTTTACCTGTCCCAGTTTCATGAATTAAAAATACAGAATTATAAAGAGTCCAATTAGAAATAAATCTTGCTATAATTTTTTGATGAGAAAAATAAGAAGAATCATTGATATCTTGATGTCTTAAATCATAAAATTCCTTTTTTTTAACTAACTCATTATAAAAATTAGTAGAGGAAATGGATGGATAATATGGTATAAATTCATTGAGTTCCATTTTTATTTATATAATTATTTGATTATTTATTTTTATATAATATAAAACTGATTTAAAAAATTGATTAAAAATAATGAATTTTTAATAATATTTAAAAATTCGATAATATATATTGAAAGAATGAAAATTTTTTCAGAAATTGAGACATTTTTGAATGAAAATATATCACAATATTTACCAAATAAAGATAAATATACAGAAGAAGAATGGATTCAAACTTGTTTACAATTTTTAACATCTCAATCACATAAATATCCAAAATATGATGAATATGCAGTAAAATTATCATTAAAAATTCATGAATCAAAAACATTACGATCTTTTGTAGAGACAATGAATAAAATACAAAAAAATAAAAATATAAATGGAGAACCAAAACCATTATTACATTTTGAATTTTATCAATTTATTCAACAATATAATGATAAAATAGATTTATTATTTGAAGAATGTTTAAATGAATGTAAAGAAATGTTTAAAATGACATATTTTGGATGGAAAACTTTATATAGATCATATTTAATTAAGACACATGAAGGAATAATGGAAAGAATTGAACATTTATTTTTTAGAGTTGCATTATTTTTATATCGAGATAATTGGACAAATGTAAAAAATACATTTTTAATGTTTATTAAAGGTGACGCTATACATGCGACTCCTACATTATATCATGCTGGTTTATTACATCCACAAATGGCCTCTTGTTTTTTAGTAGGTACAGATGATTCTGTACCTGGTATATTTAAAACAGTTTCTGATGTAGCAATGATTTCCAAATATGCTGGAGGTATAGGTATTCATATTTCAAATATTAGAGGAGAAAATAGTTATATTTATGGTACAAATGGTATTAGTAATGGTATTATGCCAATGTTAAGAGTATATAATGCAACTTCAAGATATATAGACCAGTGTTTTGATAAAGATACATTAGTAATGACTAGTAAAGGATTAATAAAAATATGTGATATAGAACCGTATCAACATTTAGTATTAAGTGATGATGGAAAATTTAATATGGTAAAAAAGAAAATAATTCATTATGGTGATTATGAAATGTTAAATGTAAATGTACCATGGATAAATAAAAAATTTCAAGTAACACCAATGCATGAATTTTTATGTGAAAGAGAAAATGATTATTATAGTTATAATGATATGTTATATTATGATAAATTAAAATGGATAGATACTATAATAGATAATGGTAAATATAATATACAAGATTTAATGGTATTAGGATATTTATATAGAAATATAAATTATACAAATATGGAAGAAGAATGGATTCAATATCAAATTGAAAAAAATGATAATATATCAGATGATCAAATAGAAAGTTTTTTTAATAGACATATAAAATGGTGGAGAAAAACTTTAAATAATAAATGGATTTTTTTACCATATCAAGATAATTCAATTGATTATAAATTAGATTGGGAAGGAATGATAAATCATAAAATTCCTACTGAATTATTATTTATCAATTTAGAAAAATTAAAGGAATTTTATAAAGGATTTTGTATATCAAATAAATCTGATATGATATCAGAAGAGATAAAAAATCAAATAAATACAATGAATTATAGATTAAATAGACCAATTATGAATATAGAATATGAAAATATTGAAATGAAAAAAAATATAAAAGTTTATGATTTAGAAATTGAAAATAATCCAAGTTATCAAACTATTTTAGGAATGGCACATAATGGAGGTGGAAAAAGAAAAGGTGCTTTTGCAATGTATATAGAACCATGGCATAGTGATATTTATAATTTTATAATGGCAAAACGAGCCGTAGGAAATGAAGAAGAAAGAGCAAGAGATTTATTTTATGGTTTATGGATTCCTGATAAATTTATGGAATCTGTAGAATTAAATGGTCCATGGTATTTAATGGGTGGAGATGAAGCACAAATTTTATCTAAAGTATGGGGATCTGAATTTAATAGATTATATGATCAATTTATTAAAGATAATAGATTTGTAAAAAAAATTCAAGCTAGAGATTTATGGATTGAAATTTTAAAATCTCAAATAGAAACAGGTACTCCTTATCTATTATATAAAGATACTTGTAATAAATTATCTAATCAAAAAAATATTGGTACAATTAAAAGTTCAAATTTATGTTGTGAAATTATTGAATATAGTGATGATAAAGAATATGCTGTTTGTAATTTAGCTTCTATTTCATTAAAAAGTTGTCTTGATTTTCATTCTAATTTAAATCATTTAAAAAATAAAAATATTAAAATTTATGGAAAAAAAGAATGTTCTTATTGTACATTATTAAAAATACAATTAGATAAAAGAAATTTAAATTATGAATATATCGAAAATTATGATAAAGATTATTTAAATAATTTTGGTAATACTTATCCTTTTGTCTTTATTGATTCCAAATATATTGGAGGATTTAAAGAAATATGGGAAAAATATTTAAGACCAGAATTTTCATTTGAAAAATTAAGAAAAATTGTATATCAATTGGTTGAAAATTTAAATGTAGTTATTGATAAAAATGATTATCCATTAGAAGAATGTAAACGTTCCAATATGAAACATCGTCCTATTGGTATTGGTGTTCAAGGATTAGCAGATGTTTTTATGGAAATGTTGGAAATGTATGATAGTGATTATTCTAGAAATTTAAATAAAAAAATATTTGAATATTTATATTTTTATGCTTTAGAAAAATCAAATGAATTAGCTAAAAATTTTGGTTCTTATACATCATTTCAAGGTAGTCCTTTATGTTTAGGTCAATTTCATTTTGATTTATATAATTTATCTTATCATGATTTATCTATTTCTATCGAAAAATGGAATTTATTAAGAGATTCTATTAAACAATATGGTATTAGAAATTCATTATTAATTGCACCCATGCCAACCGCTTCTACAAGTCAAATTTTAGGTAATACAGAATCATTTGAACCATTAACAAGTAATTTTTATTTAAGAAGAACAAGTGCTGGAGAATTTTATGTAATTAATGAAATTTTAAGAGATTTATTAATAAGATGGAATAAATGGGATGAATCTATGATTCAAATGTTGATTTTATCAAAAGGAACTGTTGATATGATTGATTTTTTACCTCAATCTATTAAAAATGTATTTAGAACTGTATGGGAAATATCTCAAAAAAGTTTAATTGAAATGGCGTCTGATAGACAAGCTTTTATTGATCAAAGTCAAAGTTTTAATATATATTTATCTAAACCTGATTTATCTATATTAAATAAAATTCATTTTTATGGTTGGAAAAAACAATTAAAAACTGGTTGTTATTATTTAAGAACAAGAGCTGTAACATCCTCTCAAAATTTTACGATTGATCCACAAATTGAAAAACAATTTTGTGAAAGTTGTTCAAGTTAAAAAGATAAATTTATATATATAAAATATGAATTTATCATCTATAAAATATACATTTAATTTATTTAAATCATTAATAATTACTAAATTTTTTAGTAATATTATTAAAGAAAATTCTGATTTTTATGATATTTTTTATTATTGGCATGGAACAAAATATAAAATTCGAATTTTAAAAAAAAAAATAATTAATTTTAATAAAATTATTGATACCATTTACGATCATAATAATAAAGATATTACAGATGATATTATTCCATATTTAGGACCTAAATATGATTTTCATGGATTATTATATACACCTTTAGATTTAGGATATAAACATATTATTATCGAATGGTCAGATGAATCTATTCAAAAATTTGATTCTAATGATTTAATAAAATTTTAATAAAATTTTAATAAAATTTTTTATATAAATATTTTTATAAAAATTTTAATTATTAAAAAAAATTATTAATAATTTTTTTTAAATTTTAATTAAACGAATTAACTTTATTGAAATAAAATAAAAAAAAAAAATTATATATAAAAATTCAATGATTCAAAATCGATATATTTTATGTGTTATTTTTTTTATATCTGCTATCGTCGTCTATCGTGTTTCCAGTGGATCTCCACTTATTGAAAATTGGGGATGGACTATGGTTCCTATGAATACTAAAGTAGATGTTATTTCTAATGGACAAAGTAGTCCTATGAATAATCAATCTCAATTATTTTATAATCAAAATCAACTCATTAATACCAGTCTTTTAAATAATGAACAAAGAACTTTATTATCAGAAACTTTAAATCCTTCTCTTACTCTTTCCTCTTCTCAATTAAACACAAATAAAAGAGAAAATGTTAAAGAAGTTACTAATTATAATGTAACTGAAAATTTTCCAGTTTACACTGTTCCTGGAACTTATCAAGCAGATCTTCCTCAACGATTTAATCCTAATGGTTTAAATTCTTTTGTAAAATATAATATTCCTAATGAAAAATATTTAGCCGGTGATGATAATTCTAATAAATCATTAGAATATGCTAATTTAGTAGAAACTCCTAAAATTAAAGAAGATTTTACTTCTTGTTCTTCCTCTAAAGATTATAATGATATGAATAAAAAATTAGTTGATCAAGGTACTGAAGTTCTTTCTAAATTACCTGTGACTCCTATGAATCAATCTTCTGGTAATGAAAAATCAGATGTCTATTATAATGCTGATCGTTATCTATTTGCATTACAAAAAAGTCGTTTATATGGTTTAGGTGATTATATTAGAGGTGATATTCCAGTGGTACCTTGTAATCCTAATAGAAATCCTTATAGTAACACTTGGTTTAGACCTTCTGTTACTCCAAGATATGATTTAAATGCCGGTGCTATGGGTATTATAGCTGGTATAGGAAATGTAAGTAATCAACAAACTCTTGAATTAATGTCTAGATCAACTGGTGGTAGTAATGAAATTATTAATGGTGTTAGTGTTAATCCAGTTGATACTCCTATTTATAATTTAGAAAAT